ATTACCACTGGTGATATTTTAAACATCGGTAACAATACAGTTGGATACCAAGATTTAAAGGTTGCTACATTTACAGAGTCATCAATCGACGCAAATGGTGCAGTTACAGCTGTTGCAAATAATGTCGTAGGATATGACTATACGATAGCATTTGATGGCGGAAAATATCTATTATCAGAATCAAATCCAAGTAAAATTAAAATTACTAAAAAATGGTTATATAACGGATACTTTAATTCAGCTCCGGAAGCTAATCGTGCACACATTGCTGTCGTTGACAGAGATGGAAAAATCACAGGTGCAGCAGATACTGTTATTGAATTATATGAAAACGTATCTACAGATAGTACTGCAAGATCGGAAAATGGCGACGACAAATACTGGAAAACAGTTATTGAAAATCAATCAAGCTGGGTTTCAGTTAAATCTGCGGCAAATAATACAGTTATTGCATCACAAGGCGCTCGCTACGAAGATTTTGATGGAACACCTTCAGCAGACGCTACATCCGAAACTAATGCAACTATTGCAAATATCGGTCCTGCATATGACACATTTAAAAATGCTAATGAAATCGATGTTAGCATGGTTTTAACTGGCAAATCAGATGAATTTGCTCAAACAGCAAACTATGCAATTTCTAACATTGGTGAATATAGAAAAGATTGTGTTGTATTCTGCTCACCAAATAAAGAAGCTACAGTAAGTGTTTCATCTACTGGCGATCAGCTAGATAATGTTATTGCATATCGTAATAACGTTCAAAACTCATCATATTCGTTTATCGATAGCGGATATAAGTATCGTTACGACAAATATAACGATCTATATCGTTGGACTCCATTAAACGGCGACATGGCAGGTCTTGCATCTCGTGTTGAAGTATGGGAATCTCCAGCTGGATACAGAAAAGGTGTAATTAAGAACGTTATTAAGCTAGCATACAATCCTAGTAAAGCTCACAGAGATGCTCTTTATAGCGTAGACGTTAACCCAGTAATGGCTCAAGCAGGTCAAGGTATTCTCCTGTTTGGCGATAAAACAGGTTACGGTGTAGAAAGTGCATTTAATAGATTGAATGTACGTAGATTGTTTATTGCGGTAGAAAAAGCAATTGCAACAGCGGCACAAGGGTTCCTATTTGAACTTAACGACGATTTCACTCAGTCGCAATTCAGAAATATTGTAGATCCATTCTTGAGAGATATTCAAGGAAGACGTGGTATCATTGATTATAGAGTTATTTCAGACTCAACAGTCAATACTCCTGCGGTCGTAGATCAAAACAAATTCAGAGCAAACATCTACATCCAGCCTGCACGTTCTATCAACGTTATCGAACTTACATTCGTGGCTACAAGAACTGGCGTAGAGTTTGACGAAATTGTTGGATCAATTAGGTAATAAATAGATTCAAAAAGGAGAATAAAACATGGCATTTAATATCAATCAGTTCAAATCAGAACTCGTTGGTGGCGGTGCACGTCCTACGCTCTTCCAAGTTCAAATTACCAACCCAGTTGCTCCGGAAGCTGACTTCAAAGTACCATTTATGGTTAATGCTGCTCAGCTTCCTGGCTCGGAACTTGGTTCGTACGTCTTACCATACTTTGGCCGCCAGGTCAAATACGCGGGTGACAGAACTTTTAGTCCTTGGACGGTCACAGTAATCAACGATGAAGATTTTGCTATTAGAAACGCAATGGAAGCGTGGAGTAACTTTATTAACTCACACGACGCCAACACAAGATCTTTACCGCAAGATTATAAATCTAACGCGTTAATTACGCAATTTAGTAAAGATGGTTCAGCCCTTCGTACATATGTATTTGAAGGTATGTTCCCAACGGATATCGAACCAATTTCAATGTCTTGGGCAACACAAGATACTGTTGAAGAGTTCAGCGTTACGTTCCAATATGATTTATGGAGAGTTGAGGGTGTAACCGGTATTCCAACCACTTAATATATTATGAAGGGATAACCCTGTGAAGATTTTTGGATTTGAAATAACTAGAGCCGACGAGGAGGCTGGTGTAGAACCAGTCTCTTTTGTCGAACCTTCCAACGACGACGGTGCTATTACTGTAGGTAATGCCCTTGGCGGTTTTTATGGAACTATGCTCGATTTAGAAGGCTCTGCTAAAACAGAGTCTGAATTGGTTACTAAATATCGTAGCATGTCAATGAACCCTGAGGTTACTCAGGCAATTGATGAAATTGTTAACGAAGCAATTAGTATCAATACAGAAAATAAAATCGTAGAAATATTATTAGACGAAACAGATTTACCAGACAAAGTCAAAGAAAAAGTTACTGAAGAATTTGAAAACGTAATAGCGTTGTTTGATTTTTCATCTCAAGCATATGATATTTTCAGTAAATTCTATATCGATGGTAGAATTAACTACCACATTATGATTGATGAAAAAGATCTCAAAAAAGGTATTACAGAATTAAGGTATGTTGATCCTCGTAAACTTAAATTGATTAGAGAAATTGATAAAAAGACTAGAGATGAACATTCTGGAATTCCTCTGAAAAAAGTTAAAAACGAATACTATATGTATTCAGAAAACGGGTTTGGTAACAGTACACTAAACGCCGCGGGCGGTACTGGTGCTCAAGGTTACAGAATTGCTAAAGACTCCGTAGCTCGAGTTACTTCGGGATTAATGAACGAAAACAATTCTCTTGTTTTATCACATTTACATCCTGCAATTAAACCTCTCAATCAGTTAAAGATGTTAGAAGATGCAACAGTCATTTACACTCTTACTAGAGCTCCTGAAAGAAGAGTTTTTTATATCGATGTTGGTAACCTTCCAAAGTCAAAAGCGGAACAATACCTAAGAGACATGATGACTCGCCATAAGAATAAGTTACAATATAATGCTTCTACTGGTGAAATCAGCGATGCTCGTAAAATGATGACAATGACAGAAGATTTTTGGTTCCCGCGTCGCGGCGGTGAAAGATCTACAGAAGTTGACACTTTAGCAGGCGGCGCTTCTTCAGCATTATCCACTGATGAGAATATGTCATACTTCCAACGTAAGTTATATAAAGCACTTAAGGTTCCTATTACAAGACTAGAACCAGAAAATATGAATGCCTTTGGCCGTAGCACAGAAATTACTCGCGATGAATTAAAATTCAGCAAATTCATTGATAGAATGAGAGCAAGGTTTTCAAATCTATTTACAATTGTATTAGAAAAGCAATTAATTCTTAAAGGTATTATGACTCCTGAAGAGTTTAAAACTATTAAAGGTGATATTCGTTACGATTTTGTTCGTGACAATTACTTTGAAGAATTAAAGGAAGCTGAAATCTTACGCGAAAGAATGCAAACACTTCGCGACGTTGAAGATCACGTTGGTGTTTACTATTCAAGAGAATGGGTAATTAAAAATATTCTAATGCTGGGTGAAGATGAAGCAAAAGAGATGAAAGAACAAATCGCTCAAGAAGCGGCAGAGAATCCTGATCCGGGACCTGACGAAGAAACATAATTATAAATATAATAAAATGAATTTAATAGGAGAAAAGTTATGAAAACTTTTAAAAAATTGTTTTCTGAGGTTGCACAGCCAAAGGCTGGGGAAGAAAAAGCCTTTAAGGACCAGCATACCATTCAGAAATTCGATTATCCGGTTCAAGGCTCTGATGCTATATTTAAAGGCACTGTCGAAAGAAAGCCTAGATTGGCTGATCAAGACGGTGATGCAAATTACGACAAAGCATATGCTCAAACATCTGGGGACATTACTTTAACAGGTACACAACGGGAGTCAGCAGAACTAGACGAAGACGCAGAGCAAATCGACGAGATTTCAAAAGACATGGCAGGTCGTTATATTAAAAAAGCTATGCCACAATATAAGCGCGCTCAAGACAAACAACACGTTGGTCCATTTGGTTCAGCGACGCAAAAAGGCGCTGACGCAAATAAAGAACGTTTAAGAAAACGCCATAAAGGTATTGGTTCAGTTCATAAACGCTATGGCGGAAACGATCTTACTGATCGAAATCCAGCTCGCAATTCAATGACTGGCAAAAAAGCTCCATATCAATACGAGTCAGTAGAGCTTGAAGAAGGTAGTTATGAAAGAGCAGCATATGGTAAAGGCGATGCTTATGATCGTGCTGAAGCTCACGCAGACGCCGCACGCCACCATTATGATCAAGCCGAAAAACATGAAAAAGCACGCAACTTTGATGCCGCAGATCTTCATATGGCAGCTGCAAAAGCACACGACAAAGCAGAAATGCGCATGAGTAGTATACATAGTAAACAAGAGAGAGGTAAGAATATCACGCTCTCTAGTAACCTCAGCAAAAGCAGAGATGCACATGCCGCATCTGTAAAAGCTAACTCACATAACGAGTCAGCAGAGCAAATCGACGAGATCTCAAAAGAT